CTCAGATGGTCAATCGCAACATATCCCTCAACACCCGTAACTTCGTAACCTTTATTTGTCATCAAGAAAGTACCAATCGACTTCACTTGATCTAGTTTCGTGATCAGCATCAACTTCGCTTCAGCAAGCAAGTTCATCAAAGTAAAAATACTTTCAAGTTCAGATTTATTTCCAGCAGAAAAGAATTTCAAAACCTCATCACGCTTTGCGTATGTAGTTGCTTTGCCTTTCTCGCCCTTCTTTGATGCTTCTTTTTCGTAGTAGTCGTTTATAAAATCAATCAGTTCAGTCACATGTCGCTTGACATTTGTAATCTTCAATTGATTTCGTACTTTTGTATTGTTGAATGTCTTGATGCGATCTCTTAAATCGTCATTGCCTGCAATAAAGTTCAATGTCTTTGCGTCAATGCGATAGAATACTTTGCCTGCATCAGATAGAATCTTTGTGATTTTCTTTGTTTCGGCATCTGTCATTGTCGCTTTGCCTGAGAGGTCACGATAGTTCACATCGGTTGACCAAACTCTTGGTGTCTTTCGAATCATTGAGAGAATATCTTTACCAAAGACTGCTCTCATCTCTTCAAATGTACTGCCTTCGTATAGTGTGTGCCATACAACGCCAATTTTAGCGGCTTTTATCTCTTTTGCAAGTTCACTTTGCGCTGGGATTGCATACACGATTGTATTTGGATGAAAGGTGATGTACTCTTCACCATCAATTGTTGCAGTATTCAAGTCTTTTTCTGTGAAAAGTAAGTCACCTTGAATCACACCTTTGGTGATTCCAAGGTTTTTAAATTCTTCAAGAGATGCTTTCAGTTTGTCTGCTAGGTCTCCTGAAGTGTCGGCATCGATCTCGGATGGCGTCTTGTATATTTTGGGATTCTTATTGAATATTCCCTTCTTTGCGACAAAAAATTTCCCATCACTTGGATCGATTCCAACGAAAACTGCCGGTGCACCATCCCATTTTACTGTAATGTCTACACGCTTGGTAGATTTACCAGCAAGCATATCACGCACCGCTCTAAGTGCATTGATTGAGTTACGGGCACCAGTTACACCTCTATTAAGAACATCATCTTCGGAATGCTCTAAATGTGTGTTCTTTTGCTCTGTTATGTATTCTTTAAACCTAAACATATTTGACTGATACGCCTCTAGATGATTTTCCTTTTTGCGCCATCCATTTTAAACTTGAGTATGGAATTTGCTTATGTTCATTATAAAAATCTTTTAAACATTCATAGTGTTTAACTTCACCATTAATTTGTACTTCAACTTTTTTTGCTTTACCGTTATCTGAACCATAATGTGCAGTAAGTTCTGCTGGAGCCCAATTTCTATTTTTACTTTTAGACCCAATTAATCTTTTTGTTTCTTCAGAATGCTTGATTCCATAGTGCGAGTTCAGTTGACCACTTTGATTGTGATTTCCGCAAACAATAGCATCATCAGGAATTTCATCCTTGTACGATTTTGCCCAAAGTTTTAAATCTTCTAGTAGGTCATCCATATAAAAAAAGTCCATCTTGCGATGGACTATTTATAAGTTTCCCAATTTTATCGCCTCATTGTGGCTTGATCTTTGGCTTCTTCATCGGAAAAGATCGGCACCGCATTCGACTTATGTAGGGTGCCAATGCCAAGCATTTTCGTGCCTGTATATCGAACACCTTTGATAGGTTTCGTGCAAGTGTCAGGACTGTTTGTCATCAAACTAGGATAGTGAGGTGTCTGCCTCACAAAAGGTTTGGGCGGCACATAGGTGTCGCTTTTTTTAGACTTAGCAACAGGTTTTGTCGCATGTTTTAGTTTAAGGGCTTCCCACTCAGCGGCAAGTTGCCGTTGTTTTGCCGTGGGCTTACGCTTTTTAGAACGCTGATTTGTGTAAATTATCATGCTCCTACTATAACATAACGACAAACTCCTGTCAATACTGTAAATTTATACAGTATTACCTAGCACTAATATTGATTTCAGATAGTGAAATACTATCGTCTACATGAAGTGTAGGTTGTGCGCCCCCATAAGTAAATGCCATATTATCATCCATCGCACCAGCAAGCACAAAGGTATCACCTACACTATCTAATGATGCAAAATACAAATCGGATTCTTTTATCTCTGCTTTTGGTTTGCCAATATGTGTTTCAAGTTCTTCAACCAATGCTTTCATCTCTACTAAAATTTCGTTTAATGTTCTCATACTTTGAACCCCTCAAATTTTCGTTGTTTATCCCTACGCCCGAAATCTGATTTATCGAACACAGGACCATCGTCTTGCCCACTATCGAGAATATCATTTTGGGCAGTTTGTTCAGCATCATACAATTTCATCTTCGCTTTATCAACACCAATGACAAATCGTTTGTTGGTGTCTGGATTGCTATAGCGATTCTTCAATTGCTTAACCATGATCTGATTGAGATCAATCAGTTCTTCAGTACTTATAAGTGCAATCATGAAGTCTGCGGTTGCAGGCAAACCAAATGATTCGCTTGTATCGGTTAGATCAACATCTGAATTTGAGTAACCGCTTCTTGTTGTTTGTGTAGCCGATATCACTGGCACACTATGTTCAACTGCAAGCCCACGCAACTCTTCTGCAATTGCTTTGATATATGAATACGAATTGACATTTGATCCATGTTTGATTCGTGCTGATGCACAAATATTCAGATAGTCAATGTAGATGATATCAGGAACAAATTGTCGCTTCAGTTTCAGTTCATTGAGTAGATGCTTGAAGTGTGATACGCTTGCACTCGCAGTTGGATACTCTTTGATGATCAATCGGCCGAGAGTTTTTTCTTTCAGTCTTTCGATCTTCTTTAGATAAGATTCTTTTGGTAGTGCGGCGAGTTTATCAACATCGGTGTTCAATAGATTCGCATCAATACGCTCTGCGATTCTTTCTTCAGCCATTTCAAGTGTGATATACAAAACATTCTTGCCAAGCGAAAGATTTGATGCCGCACAATGACACATGAACATAGATTTACCGACACCAGTACCAGCAAGAATAATGTTTAGTGTTTTTTCAGGAAGACCGCCTTTCGTAATTCTGTTAAGGTAGTCAAGGTCAAAAGGTATGCGCTTCTCAACCTTATGATAGAAATCATAGCGATTCGATGCATCGTCAAGAAAGTCATGACCAACATGGTTATCAAAAGAAATCGAAAGTGCGTCAGATAGAATAGTAGGGATTGCGCCTTTGTCATGTTTACTCTTTCCACTTTCATCTAGAATCTGTATAGATTCCATAATTGCGTTGTAGATAGCCTTCTCTTGACAAAACTTCTCAGTAGCATCAACAAGCCAGACGGTATCTTTTTTGTCGAATTCAGCACCCGCAATTTCGTGTATGAGTGCGGTAATTTTCTTGTGCTGATCACCAGAGAGATTGGTCCTCTTATCAACTTCGATTTCAATCGCTTCGGTGGTAGGTAGAGTGTTATACTTGGTGATGTATTTGTGAATCTCCTCGAATATTGTTTTCTCGGAGTGTTCAGAAAAATACTCACCGGATAGGAATGGCAGAGTTTTGCGTGTGTACTCATCATCATTAATCAGGTGTTTCAGTATCTTTTTTTCTACGCTCATGTTCTCTTTCTGCTTCTTCTAGACTGTTCAATAAAATATCATTCATAATCTGTTCAAGCACTAACTCAAATTTTTCATTCTTCTCTAACTTGTCATTGTTATGCACCTGATAGTCAAATGAGAGTGTAGCAGTACCTTGCTCTTCATCTTCTGTAACTGATACAGTACCAAATGTAAATTGTGTGCCTTCGAAATCGCCAGTCTTGATTTCAATCGTGGCGATATCATCTTTCTCTTTATAAGACTGATGAATGTCTAATACCTGATAGTCTTCATTCATTTTCATTTTCAGTCGCCAATTCTTCAAATTCTTCCATTGAGTTCTCACCAGCGCCTTCTTGACCATATAAGAATTCTTTCTTACATGCTTCGTCAATCTTGTCTAAAACTTCTTTAGTGAAATACTTTTGGGGTTCTTCGTTAATTGCTTTACCGAAAACTTTAGAGCCATCAGGCAGTTCGTACCTTGTCGATACTTTCTTGATTATATCATACTTCTCAGCAATGTCAAGCAAACCATAGTAACGATCAAGTCCTGTGCTATAGGTAATCTTTACTTCTACCTGTGCATTCTCTTTTGTCAATCGTGACTTCACAAGTTTTGCTTTCACAATGTTGCCAATCACTTCAGTACCATCTTTGTCTTTCTTCTTAGAGAGAAACACAATCGTTGATGCGGTGTACTTGAGACCAGAACCGCCAGACATTTCTTTTGTTGGAATGTATGCACCAACAACATCGTACACATGGTTTGTCACAATCAAAGGCACACCAATCTTTGCAAGTTTCAGATTCAATACTCTGAATGTTGCTTTGAGAATGGATGCTTTGGTCATGTCTTTTGTTTCTTTGCCTTCAGCAGTATCTTCCATCTCTTTCGTAGAAGACAATTGACCGAGAGAATCAAGCACCATCATCATTGGCTTACGCTTTGATTCTGGTTGTCCAGAATACTTGTCGATGATCTGTAGTGCAGTATGTCGAAACTTTTGAATTGTATCTGGTTCAGAGATTACAACTCGCTTCGTATCAACACCACGGGACTCCATCATCTGTCTTGTGACTGCCGCTTCAGTATCAAAGTAAATGACACCGCCTTCAGGATTTGCGTCTAAGAATTGTTTGACAATACCCAATACAAAGAAGGTTTTTCCAGTAGCGGACTCTCCTGCAAAGGCGGTAACTTTATTGTTGGGCACTCCACCGTATATACTTCCACTAAGGACTGCGTTGAGAGCATAAGAACCAGTGTCGATACAACCGCTATATTCAGCACTAGCAGTACCATCAGCCAGAATTGTAGTATCTTCATCTTTTAATTGCTCCACCAAATCTGTAAAAAAATTACCCATAATCACCTCTCAGACTTTTTATGTAACTCGTTTAAATATCTTTCAAGTAGTGCTGGCGAATGTTGTTCAAACGCCAATTCTACTTTATCGTTTTGCTTCTTTAATTCTAATTCATATGTTCGCTTTCTTAAATCACTTGAACTAAATGAATGTCTACGCTTATGATAATGTATTTCGATCCCGTTGTCAATACAATATTGCTTTCCCGTGAAATCTCTACCATAGTATTCTTCACTTAGAAAACGAATGTCCATGTCTTGCGTCATAATTAAATTCAACAAGTCTGCTTCGGTATCATAAACAAGAATCTCACCTACATATCGGCAAGCCTGTAACTGAACATACCGTTCATAGATTGATTGTACTGGTTTGTTTTTAACTCCTGGTCGATCAATGGTAGGATCAACCTGCAATGCAACTTTAAGATAGTCGCACAAATCTTTCTCTTGCTTCAGCATGGTAACATGACCAGCATGTAGCATATCAAATGACGAACATTGAAAACCTATTTTCATAGTTTACCCTTCATGTATCTAATTGTTTCTTCAAGCCCCACATTCAAATCCCATCTTGGTAGCCATCCAAGCATGTGTTTGATGTATGTAATGTCTGTATAATATCTAGCATCATGACCGGGTCGATCTGCTACAAATTCAATCAAATCTTGGCTAACATTCAATCGCTTGATAATGTTCTTTACCAAATCGATGTTTGCAATTTCAGTATCACCACCAATACAATAACGATCACCAATTGATCCTTTGAGATAAACTTGCCAAATAGCATCGCAGGTATCTTCAACATAAATCCAATCACGAATTTGTTGACCATCACCATAGACTGGCACTTTCTTACCTGCTAAGAGATTGGTGATTGTCTTTGGTATAAGTTTCTCTGTATGCTGATATGGTCCATAGTTATTTGAACTATTGACAATGATTGTCTGCAACTTATGCGTTTCTCTGTAAGCATTCACAAAATGCTCTGCCGATGCTTTTGATGCTGAGTATGGATTTCTAGGTTTGAGTGGAGACAATTCGTTGAATGATCTTGGTGCAAACACATGACCAAACACCTCGTCAGTAGACACATGAATGAATCTTGCAGTAGGGCGATGGCGTCTGGTCAACTCTAATAGATTAACTGTGCCAATGATGTTTGAATGAACAAATGGCATACAGTCGTTGATTGAATTATCAACATGACTTTCTGCGGCAAAATGAAATACTACTGAGATTGGATGATTCTTAAAGATCATCTCAAGTCGATCAATGTCTGCAATATCTTCGCAGTAATGCATAACCTTTGTCTTTGCTAACTCTGCACCATTTGATGCATAAGTCAATTTGTCAACAACAATAACATCTTTGATGCTAACAAATTTTGTGATGTACTTGACAAAATTCAAACCAATGAAGCCTGCGCCTCCAGTAATCAAAATCATAATTTACCTCTCAATTTTTGTTTTCTTTTCTATCTCTTCCTTATCCATAGGAATTGGGTCTAATGATGTAAGATCAATTTTTTCTTTTTTCTTCTTAATCTTATCTAGTCCTTTTGCAAAGTCTTCTTTGATATTGTCTGTAATGCTAGTCATATCAACAAATGCTGGTGCATCAGGTTTTCTGTATTGCTTCAATGAATAGTTTGCGGCAACGATTAGCAAGACTGCAAGCGGATCAAACACAAAGATTAGTAGAATGATCACCAAGCGAACTGCGGCATCAAAATGATTCTGTGCGTCACTTCCATAAATCATCTCTGCAATGTACTTCAGAGGTCCAACTTCTGCCATCATCTTATTCTCTTCTTTTAGAAGAGGTAGTTTTTCTTTTTGAATTGCAATCAACTCATCTTGCGTTTGTTGAATTTGATCTGCGGTTCTTCGTGCAATTTTGTCAGGATCATCACCTGCTCTCTTCAAAAGAAACTGAAGTCTTTCTTTTGTAATCTTTTCTTTTTCTTCTAACACTCTTAACTGTACAGAATTTTCACCAACATTCAAATTCGCTTCAATGTGCGCCCTAGAAAGAAAACCAAAGATGCCCAATGATGTAATGAACATGAGTATTACAACTGCAAATGTGAAATAGTATTTTAGAAGTCTTGGCGCATCATGCCAGTTACGATACAACCAAGAAGCGGTAACAAGTTTTGCTAACTCTAGTGATCCACCCATCAATGCAATTGCAAGTGGTGATGCCGCAAAGATCGCCATCAAGCCAACAACTGAGTACCATGCGGCAATCGCAGATACAAGTATTGCACAAAATAAAGTGAGAAGAGCGAAAAACATTTTAGCCTCTGGTTAACTTTAGAATTTTATCGATTTGATCTTGAATCTTTTCGGTTCTGTTTGGCCAGTAGATATATTCTTTCTCTGGATTTTTCATGAGATTCACAAGCAATGGCATGATCATTTCTTCCAATTGCTTTAACTTGCCTGTTGTTTCTTCGTAGAGTTTTGCTCTCTCTGCATCAAGCCCTAACTTACCTTCATTGTACAACTGAAGAATTGAATCCATTTTACTCTCAAGGCGAGAGATGCCTTCTGTAGTAGCGCCTACAGATTCACGAATAACAGTAGTTTCAAGTGTGTCTTGATTGACAACTGGTGTCAACTCTGCTTCATCAACTGCGCTGAAGCCAAAGTCTTCCATTGATCTTGGTAATAAGTATTCTTGAGGAATTGTACTCATTCGAAAAACCTTTCTAAATTTGCTTTGGATTTATCCTGTCGTTCTCTGTATGTTTTCCAACTGTTATGCATTTCTCTATTCTTAAATGTTTCTTCAACATGACAATTCTTGCATAGTATT